AGTAGTCTATGCCTCCAGATGTACAGCGCAGGTCCATATATTAATTATACTATTAACATTAATAATCACAAATTTTTAATTTAAATTATGTGAAAACGTGCTAAGGTTTTAGTTGTGCTTGAGTAGCTTTAATGGTAGAGCGCGGGTTTTGTAAACCTGAGGTTATCGGTTCGAGCCCGATCTCAAGCTCCACGGGGGTATAGCTCAGTTGGTAGAGCATCTGCTTTGCAAGCAGAATGTCATCGGTTCGAATCCGGTTACCTCCACCAAAAAACAATTATGAAATCTAAGATAAAACTAAAATGTGATGGTTGTGGGAAATATTTCTACAAAGCACTAAAGGAATATAAAAGTCGGGCAAAGTGGGAGGCTTCTAAAGATGAGAAAAAAACCCTCTCATGGTACTGTTCCAAGGCGTGTGCGGGAAAGTGGTCACAATGGGATAACAAGTTGTCTCCATTTAAATATCCTATATCGTGCGCAAGGGCAACCTCAAAATGTAAGGGGTATAAATTTGATTTAACGGCAGGATTTTTAGCGAGACTCTGGGACAAACAAGAAGGAAAATGTGGTTACTCTGGGCTTAAAATGGGCAAGCCCCTTACTCATTCCGAATCTAGATGGGAAAATAAAAGATGCACACCCCTCATTGGTTCGTTAGACAGAATGGATTGTTCGGGGGGATACACGAGGGATAATGTTCATTTTATTTGCCTTTCTCTTAATTATGCAAAACGAAACTGGAGCGAAGATGTATTTAAAGTGTTCTTAAGGAAGCTTATGAACCACAAGACTAGGAGCGAAGTGGTGGAACTGGTAGACATGACGGACTTAAAATCCGTTGGCCTTTAAAAGCCGTGTGGGTTCGAGTCCCACCTTCGCTACCATTAGCCCGTTCGTCTATCGGCTAGGACACGGCCCTTTCAAGGCTGAGAGAGGGGTTCGATTCCCCTACGGGCTACCATTTTCTTGGTGGGTAAAATAATTTTTTATTTTCAATCGTCTAATTCAATATAAAAAAAACCGATTTTAAAACGGGACGAAAAATGAACCTATGGGTGGACGATATATGAAAAACAATCCAGATAAATACTTACCTCAAAAAAAATACCTTAAAACAAAAAAGGGAAAAAAAGCTTTAAAAAAAGCAAGGGGAAAATATGATATAAAAGATCCAGAAAGAAGAAGGGCTCAAAAACGCGAATACATGAGAAGAAAAAGAGCGGAAGACCCTTATATTTGGAGGCGATTTTAAATGGTAACGATTGGAATAATAGGAAACGGTTATGTAGGAGGCGCCACGTCCCTCCTTGGAAAACAAATAGTTGACAGCCCTAAAGACACGCGGGTTATTATCTACGACAAAGACCCAGACCGCAGTGATCCTGATTTTACATTAAGAGACGTGGCTGAATATAGCAATTTTGTTTTCGTGTGTGTGCCCACGCCCATGGATACGGATGGAAGTTGTTCTACCTTGGGGGTTAATAAGGTCGTTTTTGAGCTTTTTAGTTACGGATATAGTCCAGAAAGAATAATTGTTAGATCTACAGTTCCAGTAGGAACCTGCAAAGAGTTGGGGGTTATGTTCATGCCTGAATTTTTAACTGAAAAAAAACTGGAAGGAAGATTTTCTTAATCAATCTGATTGGATCTTGGGCACGAACGACAGGAATGATTCTCTAAGAGATGAGATTTATTCTATATTTAAGAAAGCTTATGATAATAAAATCCTTTTAAATAAGCCTAAAATTCACTTTTTAACCACCGAAGAGGCTGAATTGGTCAAATATGTTCGAAATTGTTTTCTTGCGACCAAGGTTTCGTTTTTTAATGAAATATATAGTTTTTGCGAATTTTATAAAATAGATTATGATCGCGTAAGAAATGCGACTATTCTAGACGATAGAGTAGGAGAGTCACACACCCAAGTTCCGGGCCCAGACGGGAAAAAGGGGTTTGGCGGCACATGTTTACCTAAGGACATGGTGGCGTTTCAGAAGCAGTTAGAGAAAGTCTCATCTCTTTTAGGTCTTGGGTGTGGGGTAGTAAAGTCTAGTATTTTAAGAAATGACAAAATAGACAGGCCAGAAAAAGATTGGGAAGAAAACAAGGGGAGAACAGTTTTATAGTAAATATTTTGTAAAAAATAAAGCGTTGCTCCTAAAATAAAGCAGTTATGAAAAAACTAGCAGCACTCTTACTAGGTTTCACCCTTACTTTTTTTTCGTACGCTGGTGAAAAGAAACAATCTGTCGCAGAACATCTTCAAAATGTATCTGTTACGATCAGATCAGAAGGCGCGTTTAGCGCGAGCGAAGGCTCGGGGGTAATCTTCACTAGGAAGGACTCTAAAGGAAATTTAGTAAATTTTATTTGGACGGCCGGCCATGTCGTAGATAATCTTCGGTTGACAAAGCGCATCTTAGTTGATGGCACATACAAAACTGTCGTACATTTTAAAGATCCTGTCGTTATTAAAGAAATTCGTCAAAATGGTAGAACCGTAGGACGGCTTCAGATGGACGCAGAGGTACTGAAGTATTCTGAAAGCGAAGATGGGCATGACCTTGCACTGCTTCGTGTTCGCAAGCTTAACTTCGTAACAGATAGCGTAGTGTTTTATCTTGATAAAGATATTCCTCCTTTAGGTACAGACCTTCTACATGTTGGTTCCCTGCTAGGCCAAATGGGGGCGAATAGCATGACGGACGGAATTTATTCTCAGCATGGTAGAATTTTAAAAAATTTAAACAAACGCATCTTCGATCAGACTACTTGTACGGCGTTTCCGGGCTCTAGTGGCGGTGGAGTGTTCTTAAAGCATGATGAAAATGCAAAATACGTGGGGATGTTGGTCCGTGGAGCGGGAGAAGGGTTTAATTTAATCGTACCTATACGCCGCATGGTCGAGTACTGCCAAGAGAACAAAATGATGTGGGCCCTAGATAAAAATGTACCAATGCCCAGCCAAGAAGAGCTAAATAAAATGCCCATTGAAAATACCCCCAAAGAAAAAGAAGAAACCAAGGACGCAGAAAAGGAAGCAGCTAAAAAGATGTTTCCGTTTATGCTTAGGGTGATTTACCCCAAAATAATACTAATAAGAGAGTAGTGCGTTTATTATCATATCAAAATGAGCGCGACCCCCAAGGTGTCGCGCTTTTTTTGTACCAATTTGGTTTAAAAGTGTAATATAACACAAGGAGAAAGGATAGATTATGAAAAAACTACTGCTGATTGTCGCCTCAACCCTCGCAATTGGCTGCCCCTCAACTAATCTTCATGTGGCTCCGCAGTCACTACCAACGACGCCTTGGGTCAATCCGTTGGGTAATCCGACCTACGTGGTTCATGTAAAAGGGCTGGTATGTCCATCTTGCGCGGTTGGACTAAAAAAGGGATTGATGAAATTGCCCTTTATTAAATCAATACACGTTAATTATAATACAGGTGTCACTTTAATATACGAAGTAGACAATCGTATTGATCATAAAGGTATCAGAAAACATGACGAGGCACGAATTACAAAAGCTATCAAAAATAGCGGGTATAAAGTACATAAATTTAAGGAGAATAAATGAAAGTTTGGAAAAAATTTAAACATTGGTTATGCAGCGCTGGTCTTTGTAATTTAGACAAATGCAAATGCGGTTGTCATTGCAAGGGGCGCTCAGCCGCGTATCACGAATGCTGCAAGAAGAGTGCGTCGAAAAAGGAGAATTAAAAATGAGCGAAGAAAATGAACAAAAAAAATCGCCAGAAGAAATTCAAGCCGAACTAAAACTTAAAGCAGCCGAAACGCGCAAGACGGAGGCCGAAGCAAGAAAAACTGAGGCTGAAGCATCTAAAGCCGAGTTTGAAGCTCATGACGCTAGGATAAGCCATGAGAAAGCGGTAATAGCAAGGCGAAAAGAGCTATCTATTGACGAAGAGAACCATCTTTACAGGTTTTCTGGGTCTGTCGGGGAAGCTTCAGTAAGAAAATGTATCATTAAACTTACAGAGTGGGCCCGTCTTGATTCTAAATGCAATATGGAAATAGTCTTTTCATCTCCCGGTGGAAGTATTATTGATGGGTTTGAATTGTTTGATTTCATTCAAGATTTAAGATTAGCTGGCCATCACATAACCACGGGCTCGTTAGGCATGGCGGCGTCTATGGCCGGCATCCTTCTTCAAGCTGGCGATCATCGCTGGATAGGTCACCAGTGCTGGTTAATGATTCACAGAGCTGCGTTTGGAGTAATTGGCAAGACATACGAAATAGAAGATGAAGTAAAGCTTGTCAAAAGAATCGAAGGAAGAATCTTAGATATATTTACAAAAAGATCAAAGCTCACAAAGCTAAAAATTAAAAGAAACTGGGATCGTAAAGATTGGTGGATCGACGCAGACGAGTGTGTGACTTTCGGGCTAGTGGACGAAATCAGAGGAATGATGCCAGAATCTAAAACTTAATCCCCCAGAAATAAAGGTCTTGGGGGTCAGCGTTTGTTTCAAATTTATATAGGCGAAAAGTTTCATCAATATCTATTAATTTTCTTACATCTGCTTCCGATCGGTTTTGATAAAAATCTAAAGTATGTGGGCTAGCAAACGCAAGGTGTTGTTTCGTGCCATGTTCCGGTCGACCTTCCCCAGCGCACGTAAAGAGAAATAACCCCCCTCAGAAAGGAGCCTTACAACATTTTGTAGAGTTTCTTCTAACCTATCGTCATGCTCAAAAGCTTCCGTAGAAATAACAACTTCGTAAGCATTGTCGGGATGGTCAAGGTCTGCTCCGTGGCACACTAAATCGACATTTTCTCCCGGCCCTAAATCTATTTTAAATAAATCACAATTTTTTTCAAATAAGTGATTATTGTTTCCGTTAACATCTAAAGAGCCGACCTCAAGAACTTTTTTATTCTTAAAATATTTCGGTAGAAATAATTTTACTTTTTGACAAAATTCATTTTGTTGCGCGTGAGCCATTGATGCAGCTTATGTGTTTTAATCAAAATATTCAACCGTTTATATCAATTCTTCATTTTTTTTTAATAAGTGTAATCATAAGCATGAAGGACTTAGAGCTTAACGGAATTAAAGTCAGAGTCACTAAGTACAAAGTTATAATCTATGATGATGATGACAAAATAGGGGTAGAGCAGGCAGAAAGCATAGCGACCTACCTGAGAGACGAGGGATTCATTAAAAAAGATGAATTTCCAGTAGAAATAATCAAGCCTCAGTAATAGTATAAATAAATATTAATAATTATTGTCAAATAGTATGAGAAAGAAATATAAATGTTACGTTATTAAAGATAAGAAGAGTAAGATGCTTCAGGGGGCATTTCCTTACACAAAAGAGGGAAAAACCAAAGCAGAAAAATATCTAAAAAAAATTAACGGAGATAAAA